GCTGGTATACCAAGTCCTGCATATATACTAGCCAATACTGGTTGATATTTTTCACTACCTAAAAATCTGTAAACTTGAGATTGACTCTCTTTAAAATCTAACTCTGGACCCCAAATTAAATCCATAGTACCGCCACCAGTATTAGATGCTAAAATATCACGCAATTTATTAATGACATCTCTTTTAGGTATGATTTTGTGGTCTAAACTACCAATTCTCCACAATCTAATTTGAGAAATAGCACCATCTAAAGCTGCTAAATCGGCAAGTTTCATTTTTTCCAACATTATAAGATCATCTAAGATAGCATAAAGCATTGGATTGGCCCATACCAACCAATCATCTTTTTTATAATAAAATACCTCTAAAGTTTCAGGATCTAGCCTTAACTGTCTTTTACCTTCTGAAACTTGTTTTTGAATATCTGGAGGTAATTTAGAAAATGTTTGTTTTCCAGTCACATCAGAAGCTGTAAATGTGTCATAAGTTGTTTTAGACAAATTCATAATAAATATTGGATCACCTAAAAACATACCATTATAATAATTTAAAACATCAACAGTTAATGGATTTAAAAAGTCATACTGCCAAGGTATTTCTCTTTTGATTATTTTTGTATTAACAATATCAATATCTGCGCCAGCAGCTCTGCGTAATTCATCTTCTTTTGCCGCATTAATTTTAGCAGTTCTTTTTTTTATAACAACATTTCCGCAGCGATATAAATAATTAAGAAATCTTTCAGATTTTTCAACACCTTTTACCTGTTGAAACCATCTTTTATAAAATCTTTCTATTGCTTTATTAGGATGGACAATATCAACACCCTGAGAAGCAAAATCACCCATTAAATCTATAACATTACGAATGATTCCAACTCTATCATAAGCATCCATCGACATTTTCAAGATACGTTTTTGGCGAGTTGGAACAGCTTCTTCGGGACGGAAACGATAATAATCATTTCTCGTCATGCTAGTTCTTACCGAACGATTAGGTTCGATATCAATATAAGAACGATATGAATAAGCAGTAGCCTTTTGAACGGGCGCATTTTCAGTATAGGCATCAGTGCTTGATGCAAAAGCTTTCTCTTTGGAAGATTCGGAATCCCAAGTTGAATACAGGTCACTCATAGGTTAGTCTCCAGTAATAGTATTAGTAATCATATTACCATACACATTAATTAATAGCCACTGTAAATATCTTTCATATTATCTGAAAACCAAGCTGGTCCATGATACAGATCAGTCCCCTTTTTATCTACAAATCTATCCGAAAATCCAACGCTGTTGTAGTAATCTTCATCATACTTAATATAATCTTGCCTACTATTTAATTTTCTAGCGCAATAATTTGCCATAATTAATGCGGAATAACGGTCTTTTCGAAGTTTATTTTTCTTTCCACTTCTTGTATCTGGAGTATCCCATCTTTCTCGGCCATTTGTAGTTTGAGTTATAACAATAAGAGAAAGTTCATTTTTTAATTCTTCAATTTCCATAACACAATCTTCTAAAGTGTCATTCATTCTATTGTGCTTTTTGTCCTCTTCAAGAGAAAGACCTAGAGTAGCAGCGTCGAAAAAAGGAAAAATAATTGCTTTGTCTTCCATGTCCTTTCTTAATCCGTGGTTCGCCTCTCCTGTCCATTGGGAGCTGGAGAAATTGCACAACTCTATATTATGAATTCCGGGTTCATCATCAGTATCAGCGGATTTTTCCGGGTTAATTTTAGGCCACAGAGGTAGTTCTCCTTCTTTTACCTTTGTTTTATCATGTAGAGCTTCCATAACTGCTATTCCACCACCTTGGGGGTCCATAGCTATCTCAGCAGTAGGAAAAACTTTCATTAAATTTCTAATTTTACGAGCGCAATATCCATAAAAATCATTATCGTCTGTTAAATTAGCTTTAACGCTTTCCCTGTGCCTCTCTCTTGTAGTTGTCCAGCAGTATACTACTCTTCTATGATCTTCATTCACCTCTAAAACAACAATTGAGAAATTGTCAACTTCAGAAGCAGGGTCAACTCCAATAACATATTGTTTATTTGGGTTTCCTCTGGTAGAAGCTTCAAAAAATACTTCTCCGGTGGGTAAAACAATAGGTTTTGTTTCAGAACATACGCAAGATTCAATTAAAGTACGTTTAAAAAAGCCTTTACTATCGCTCGAAAAACATGCACCATATTCCATTTGGAAAATTCCAGCATGAACAGTCGCTTTAGATCGAGAAATTTGTCCTTCATCCATAAAACCGGGTGGTAGCATGTCAACAGGAATACGATAAACTCCATAATCCTTCCAATTAAAGTCTGATGGAACTTCACCTCGAAAAACTTCGGATAATTTTGAGTTATCCCCTTGACTTCTAACGATTGCATGATATCTTTTCCAGTAGTCAGCAAAGTGATTGAAGTCATAATATGCGGTTCCCGATAGAATAATCTGATTTGACCTGTAAAACTCTAAATTTTCGTCAACACTCTCAAGATTAATACCCATTTCTTTTGCTTTTTTCTCTTTGGCTCTTAATTTCACCTTTTCAATAGGCGAACTTGCCACAGCAGCGAATCCAGCAACAACATTTTCAAAAATTTCTCTAGGAATAGACGCAAATTCGTCAGCTACAATGTCATTTGCTCTTTGACCTCTAATTTTTTGCCCATCGCCCAATGGCAAGAAAGTAATAGCACCTCTATTTATACGAACTGTACAACGATCAACGTCTCTAGTGGCCCCGCTACTCTGGTCACATAGATCTCTAAGTATTGGGGCATTTCTCCAAATCGTTTCTGCATATTCATACAAAACCTTAGATTGTCTAAAGGCAGCACCAACTACAACAATTTTTCTTTCAGGCAAGAAAAACGCTCTAAGCATACAATAAAGTGCTAACATGAAAGATTTCCCGAATCCACGCGAGCCGATTAACATTGGGAATTTTCTATTCCACATGTCGGCCAATAATAATGCTTGTATCGGGGAAATCTCGATATTAAATATATATTTACAAACAAAAGAAAAATATTCCGGTCTAGTCATAAGCCATGCGAGATTTTCCGGAATCTTAGTCTTATCTTCGCCAGTCATATTATAAATATATTCTAGAGGATTAAATAATTGATCCTCATTTACCTCTATATTTAGCCAAGCATCTTTAAGAGACTGTTCTATATTTTTCATGCGTTCTCTTCATTAGTGAAAGTGCTGTTTTCATCGCGTAAAACTTATTTCCGCAAAACATAATCTTAACATTGTGTTCTAATTGGATTTCTAAAATTAATTTTAATAAATATTTACCACTAATTTTACTAGTTTGTTGCAATTTTGTGTTATGATTGTGAAATGGAAATTCTATTAGATCTTTTAATGGAAACTCGCATATTATAAAAGAGTGAGGAAACTGATCCATTCGAATAAGCTCTCTTTTGAATCTGTCGAACTCTTTGCCTAAATTATTAGCAAACTCTTCTATGCAGCCTTTGCGCTCTATGCATAGTTTATCCTCAAATCCCTTAACTGCATAATCTCCAGTTTTAATAGTGCCTATTTCTTGTGCAACAGTATGCTCAAAGCTAAATTCCCAAGGAGTTTGTTCGCGAGTATCTGTTATAATAGTGAATTCAGGGTCTTTTTTCATTTCTTTTTATTATACCTAAAAAATAACTTTGATATATAACTTCCTGCCCAGTAATACTTTTATGACAAGTTTTACACAAGCATATTCCATTTCCGGGATCATATCTAAGAGTAGACGCATTGGCCCATGTCATGATATGGTGGACCTCAAGCTGTTTTCTTTTTCGAGATTTACACATTTGACAAGTGTATTTATCTCTTTTTAATACTTCACTTCTAAATTGTTTGTAGTTGGGATCTTGATAGTCTCGCTTCGGCCACGTCATGTTCTACCATTCTTTCTACGAGTTTATAGAAGGACACTTCCGGAGACCATCCCAATTTTTGTTTAGCTTTTCTTGGGCTTCCCCGAAGAAATTCAACTTCAGCAGGACGGTAGAATTTAGGGTCAATCACTACATATTTTTCCCAGTCTAAATCATAGCGGGAGAATGCCACTTCTAAGAATTCTTTAATAGTGTATGTATTACCAGTAGCCACAACATAATCATCAGGAGTTTCTTGTTGGAGCATTAACCACATAGCTTTGACATAATCTTGCGCATGGCCCCAATCACGATGAGCATCAAGGTTGCCAAGGCGCAACTTAGGAAATTTTTTATCTTTTTCACTTGCTATAAATTCCCCCAACCACTTAGTGATCTTACGGGTCACGAAGTTTTCGCCCCGCCGTTCACTCTCATGGTTAAAAAGTATTCCAGAACATGCAAAAATATTATAAGAGTCTCTATAATTACGAACTAAATGATGTCCCGCAAGTTTAGCAATCGCATAGGGCGACTGCGGGTAAAATGCAGTTTCTTCATTTTGAAACTTAAGTGGGTTTTCCCCAGAGTCATCATACACAGTAGTATAGTTCTTGCCAAACATTTCACTCGAACTTGCTTGATAAAATTTAGTAGCGTTGCTTTCATTGCGAATTGCCTCAAGAGCATTCAAAACCCCCTTAGCTGTTGCATCCCACGTATATGAGGGTTGCTCAAAAGAAGTCGCCACATGTGACTGGGCGGCAAGATTATAATATTCATCGGGTTTAATAACCTTTACGATCCGGGCTACATTATAGGGGTCGCAGATATCCCCCTCTAACAAATGAAAGTTTTTATTTTTTAAACAATCGTCTGTTAGCCTTGAGAAGTTTGAATTAGAAGTTCTTCTGTATACACCATATACTTTGTACTTATTAGCAAGTAATAAATCAGCTAAATATGATCCATCTTGTCCTGTAACACCCGTAACAATTGCAGTTTTCATTGTGTTTATCCTTGAATACTTTCTGGAGTTAAAAATGGTTGGTCCGTTATGCCGTCTTCATAAGTATGGGCTTCAGATAGTCTTTTTTGTTCTGCATCCATAGCTAGCCGCATTTTTTCCATTTCAATACCAGCTTGTCTACGAAAATCACTATCTAAAATTATCTTCTTGATAAGAGAAGCAAAAGTTGTTTTACTATCTTCAATAGCTTTAATCCGCTGCTCTCTAGTTCCCTTCAAGTCTTTAATCATGGCAGACTTTTTCGTTTGGAGATCTTTGTAATCTCTAGATACTGCTTCCTGCGAGGCCCGTAAGACCGCGCACTGCCTCTCTAAATTTAAAACTAGATCCCAATCAATAAGATCTTTATCTCTATTTTTTTCCTCTATCAACACCCTTTCGATATTTGATAAAGTTTTTATATTGTCGTTTTGAGCTTTTAAACTTCTGTTCATTAAAATTTCAAGTTTAATAGTGTCAACTATCTGTATTTCTTCTGTGTGAAAAACATCGTCGCGAAACTGTGACCACATTTTTTTCCAGTGGAATACAAACATTTCTAATTCATCTTCGTTAAACTGCCCCTCAAGATCCTGCCAGTAAGCTTTGGTCTTTAGCTCGTTAATAGCCTCCACTTCTTTTCGGTCAGAGGCATTAACACCAATATTTTGTTTAATCCATTCTAAAATAGATTTGGGGTCGCGATCAAGAACAGTAGATATATTTTCATAAGACATATCTTTAATATTGTCACGTATATATCTTTGCTCATTAAGATCTAGTCTACCCTTACGCATAAAACTTCTCCAGTATTTCTTTTAAGCAGGAGATTAAATTTTGACGCTTAGTTTTTGTGAGCGTTTGATCATTTTTAAATCGTAGATAGTCATTCCTCATATTAGCAGGTAAAAGATTATCAATATACTCAAGGAGTTCGCGCTCTTCCATGCCCGATGAGCATTCGGAATTTACTATAAGGTACTTGATGTCGTCTATGCTGCTGGCGTCGAGGATTTTTTTCTTGCCGCTCTGGATTTTTTCAGCTTTGCCGTCATCGGGGCGATAGTAGTGGTCGCGTTTAAAGTTTTTTAATCGGTTTTTTATGTGAATCGAAAGAAAATTTTCGAGTGGCCTAACACCATCATAACGATTCATGGCTTCTAATCCAATAATAAACGCCTCTTGGGAGATATCATCAGCTTCGTAATTAGGAAAGGTGTATTTACTTGCCAGTCTCGAAGAGATCTTCAATATGGTAGACACTACCTGCTCCTCTGTCATATTTTTTGGAATTTTCATTGACATTTTTTACTTCCTTTGCTATAATACCTGTGGGGTCGGGGGTTGATAAATCTTTAGCGATACTTTTCGAGAGGTCGTGCGACGATACGATATTTAACGAACTACCTATACTTGTCGGTTCTCTTTTTTGCATACTGGAATCCTTATGAAAAATACTACAATATTAAATAGTAACTACACTCATTTAAAAATAGTTTCTTGGAAGCGTGGAATGAAGCTGTCGATGACAGATAAGGTTCATGTGATAGAATATTATCAAGATTATGAAATAACATCAGCTTCTGGTGAAAAATTTCAAGTTCCTAAAGTTGTTGTGCTTAAAAGATATATAAAGTTACCGGATCGAATGTACAAACCCAATCGTAGAAATATATTCCTTCGTGATAATTATACCTGTGTATACTGCGAAAAGCAACTAGAAGTGACAGAATTATCTATAGATCATATTTTTCCTAAAAGCAGAGGCGGAAAAGAGACTTGGGATAATCTGGCGACTTCGTGTAAAACTTGTAACTGCTTGAAGGGGGATAGAACTCCTGAAGAAGCGGGAATGGTGAGGCGACTCTAGGGTCGCCGTTTTATTTAATATGTTTAGGCTTATTATATAAGGTGATACTTTTTTATTTTGAGAGTTGGACTATGCCAGACCCACCCGCCCTTTTTGGGCGAAAATTTGGGTGTACACTAGTGAACAAAAAACCACCACCCCCTCACACAAGTGTAATAGGACAATAGTGTCTTTTTAGTGAGTATCTTACCTATCCCTCCTAAACGCTTCAACCATCATACTCACTACCATCATCACATATAGCCCCACTGGACACCCCATCACGACTACCATCATCACGTAATTGTTCATCTATCACCTTACCTTTCTCTATATATTATATCGACATATCTGGCCGATTACAATAGCAAAAAAGGAAAGAAAGTATTTTGAGAATCTTTGAAAATAGATGGTGAATAATCTTGACGATAGGCCAGCGATGTGCTATATTATATATGTGAGATATGAGTGACGGACACCTAACACAAGGGGCTTGATATGAGCGATTTTCTGAACGACATTCAATGTGACGAGCTGGTCAACGGTCAATCTTTCGATGGTCAATACGTACCTACTGAACAGGATCTTGCCGACATGAATCAAGCATGGGGAACCGATATGAGTAGCTATGTGACGGATTGCGATTATTGTGGCGAAATTGCCATGTGCTTTAATGACGAGTATGGTGGTACGTGCTGTAATGCATGTGCGGCCAATCAAGCCGAAATGACGGCTGTAGTAGATGCGAGTTGTGAGGATGATTACATCGAAACGGAATCCGATGTATATCAAGACTCGTCATATGACGACGAACCTAATGGGTGGAGCGATCACCTAGAGGGGTATGGATGTGACGACTAATGTAAGAGGGGCTTAAATGCCCCTCTTTTTTTATAACTATCATATCAACATATGTATATATGTATTATTAAATATAATTACATTATATAATTGATATAAGTACTTATAGACACTGTACTTACGGCAGAATTGCTCGCAGAGCGCCGCCGCGACACAAGTACAGTCACAGTAAGCACTTAGAAATGCAATTGCATTATAATATAATACAATTTAATTAATATAATAGCAGTGTACAAATACAACTGTAATAGGACGTATGGCTCTGATTAGTGTACAAAAAAACTTTTGAAAATAGTTAAGAATTCTCTAGGCAATGGTCGATATATATGGTATCCTATACGTATAAGAGATAGATGACAGTAACCAACACAAAGGACCGAATCATGAAGAACTCAACAACCAACGCCATGAACATGACAAACAACAATGCCCAAATCGTCGTTTGCCCTAACGGTGAACTAAATGTCGTATACACTGCCCTAGGCATGAATCTTTACATGAACAATCAAGCCGAAGCAATCGAACTGTTTAACCTAATCAACGTCGAAGGCTTGACAGTCGCAGAACTGAAAGCACTAGGCTTTGGTTGGTAATAAAAATAGTTGAGAATTCTCTTGTAAGATGCCGATAGATATGGTATCTTATACTTAGTGATAGATGACAGTAACCAACACAAAGGAACGAACGATGAACGTGAAATACTCAAACAAAGTGGTAGTCAAAAAAGCCTTTGAAATTCCAGCCGGGGAATTTCTGTATCAAATGCATCCTATCAAATTCAGTGTAGGCACTGTACTTTGGAAGTATAACGGCAAGTACAACAAGAGATGTCCGGCACTTGTAAAAGGTGGTTTGGAATGGGCCGCTTCATGGTGCGAAAGTGGTTATGTAATTCCGATGGAATACTTGGAAATAGTTTCGGAATTATCTTGATGGTTCGTGTTGGATATGCTAGAATATACGAAGTGATAGAGATGACAGTAACCAAGTAGAGAGATGACAATGAGCAAGACTAAGACCCACAAACAATCCGCCGCAAAAAAGCAACTCGATCTATACATCGAATTTCACATGGCAATTGATTCATTGCTAATGTATGACGGCGAAGTGGCCGATGGGTGGGATGGGCCTGACGCAAAGGCTAACACATTGGAAGCATTGAAGGCTTTAATCAAAGGGGCTAAATAATGACGGTATCTGAATTAATCGCTGAATTGTCCAAACTTGACCCAAACGCCAAAGTTTTGGTCAATTGTCCCTACGATCACACAGTGGTTGAAGAGGACGTGGTTGAAGTGAGAGTGGATAACAAAGGCATCGTACACATTGAGGTAGAATAATGAAAACCGCTACAAAGGTAAAAGATCTAGACAGATCACACGGTGTGGTAGCTTTATATAAGCTATCTGAACGATTGAAATTCTACAACTATGTAGTTGTAAGTTCAGCCAATGTATTTGAGGAAGATGAAACCTATATATTTGGGGCTGATGAAAATGGGGTAGTTATAGACTGGATAGAATTATCCGGTTCTCGACGTGGCGTTTACGATCATGAAACGGTTTTAAATAACGCTGGATATGAGGTGAAATAATAATATGATGAAATGCAATTACAATTGCATTTCATTTATATTACATATCGACATATGTTTATATGTAATTGTATTTATAGTTATAAGTGCTTGTATATACTGTAGTTATGGCAAAAATGCCCGCAGGGCGACTGGTCGCTGTAAGTACAGTGACAGTAAGGACTTATATCAATTGTATTACTCTATATAATAAGCCTGCCAATTTACCTAAACTCTTACACAGTAAGGCTTTATATCAATTGCATTTCAACTATATGTAATTGCATTTATATATTAATTTAAATCGGATATATAGATCCAATTGTAATTAGATAAATAGGTGTGATTAGTGTACAGAATTACTTTTCAAAATAGTTGGGAATTCTCTTTACCTTTGGGCCTAGATAGACGATAATATATACATAAGGGTAAGCAATCAACACAAGCAAGGGACAGGACAGAATCATGAACACAGCTAATATGTATAGTGCCACAATCATGCACGCCACAACCAAAGAAGTCTACACGATGAAAATCGTTAGAAGTGGTGGGTTCTATGCAACACGCCAATATGTTCAATGGTCGGTCGTTCCAAAGATGCACATTTTAATGAGTTTCACTTGTTTAACAAGTGGACAGTGTGGTTGATAAAACACTAGCAAGGGTCGGAAGAATGATGACTATGAAATGCTCGCGGTGCAAAAAACAGTTTGACAAAACCTTTACGGTCGAAAAGAAGGTCGTTTGTGTCAACTGCTTGACAGATGATGAGATGGATGATCTAGTAAAAAAACTAGACGAATTCTGGAAGAAAAAACCTTGACATCTGCCGCGGATGTCGTATAATATACATAGTGATAGATGACAGTAACAAAGCGAAGGAAACGGAAATGTCGAAATACGGAATGAATGGCGAAAGAATGGAACGGTTCACATGCGGACGTTGCGACGATGTTTACTACATCGACGATCAAACGCCAGATTCATCCTCGCCCATCATTAATCTGATTGCGATGAAAATCAGTCGCACCGTTGGCGATGTCTGTGTAAGTTGTTTAACAGATAGAGAGTCCAAAAAAGTAGATGCCTATCTTCAAAAAACAGAACCAAGCAAATACACGCCAGAACGGGCCGAAGAACTTATTCGGGCCGCTTCAAAGATGTTGCAAGAAAGGCTTGCAAAATGAGTGCCGATATGCTAGAATTAACTTACCTGAGATACGTCTTGATTAATGGTGGTCAAGACATCGAATCTTCAATCGACGTACTCGCAATCTGTACCCGTATCGCCCAACTAGAAAAGAGAATCAAATGAGAAAAGTATCACGCGAAGTCATTTCGGCCTTTCTTGCTGGAAAGTCAAAAAAAGTTGGCAATACCTATTCAAGTGGTAATTGCCTGTATTTGCATGGAAATCAAATTGCATCAAGTATAAATGGTGCGATTCGTATTTTCGATGGTGGCTGGTCTAGTAATACAACTAAAGAGCGTTTAAATGCTCTATTGCAATTAATGAAATATGAGAGTTATGAGATGGTGGCCGATTGTGTATTTCAAAAGAACTTTCAATGGTTCTTGCAATACAATAACGGTGACAAAACGAACTTTCAAAATGGTACAATTGTAGGAGTGAAGAAATGATCGGATCTGATTACATGAACGATAATGCAATTCACACAATATTCCCTAATAAAAGGGATGAAATTGAAACTCTCAAATTGAATATCGAAATATTAAAAGATTTCATTGATGATACCGTCGATGAAATCCAGCACCATGTAGGGTACGATCATGACTTATATAAATTGGTCGATAGGATGCGATATAAACTTGCGGACAAATTGAATTAAATAAATGAAATGCAATCGGCAACGGTTGCATTTCTTTTTATATTACATATCCAAGTATGTTTATATGTGCATAATGCAATTGATATAAGTCGTTATGTATGCTGTACTTACGGAAAAATCGCTCGCAGAGCGCCCCCGGGCCATAAGTACAGTCACAGTAAGGGTTTATATAAATTGCATTTAATATATATTTACATATGTTAATTCGTTTATATGTTAATTAAAATAAAATGCAATCGCCTAAACGATTGCATTTCATTTATTCAGGAAAGCCTACGATATAAGCCCTCTACGAATTTTAATTGATTATTATATAATTGCATTTCATTTACATCGAATTGTATTTCTTCATCCCTCTGGACTTGACAAGTGTAATTGGTTAATCGGACAGCACGATCTGATTTGGCCTTGATTTTGGCCGCTTTTTTAATTGCAATACTTTCAGCCTTTTTATGCTGATTTAATAATGCAATTGCATTAACGTGTGACTGCCCATTTTGATATTTGGCCGCGATCCATTTGGTCGGAATATCAAAGGCCGCGAGAATTTCAAGATCGGTTCTGGTAAAATTGGACATATCTATCCTTTATGGTGGTGGTGGTGAAAATCAGGAATTCCAGCGGATCATGATAGAACAACCGTTCATTTCTACGGCATTGATTTCACCTTCGGAGTGGGCGTTGATCCACTCAAAAAAGGTTTCACGATCTTCAACCGTCTTAAAGTAGTAGGTTTCGACGTAGGAATAACGGGTAACGCTACCCGGTGTCATGCGATAGTATCTTGGTTTTTTGGTCGCTGGCATGGTTCTGGCCTTTGGTTAGTGGTGACTGACTTGATCTATATAGTATATCGACAGTATCGGCCTAGTACAATAGCAAATCTTGAAAATAAGAAATTTCTTATCTAGGATAATTCTCTTGATGTTTGGGCCGCGATAGCCGATAATATATACATGGCGGTAAGG